TTGAATGCGTTAATTTGGTCCCAGCCTATATCTTCAGACCTGACAAGGTAATATCCTTGCTTTCTAAGTTGCCTGGCAACAAAATGGGCCGTATCAAGATCACATCCGGCAGCCCAAAGCTCTGGCTCCATAGGTAATTGGTCACGTGAATTATTTATTGCTTCTTCCCATTGTTTAGGTGTCATATCAGCTCCTTTTCCTTGGCCAGCCATTTGGGAACAAAAAAGACTGCGGTCTGGTGGCGCTCGCTTCCTTGTGGCTTGATCTGGATGTCCTCGCGCCGCACGCGGGATTTGGGGAGCCACACCTCGCGCTCGCCGTCACTGATCAGCCAGGCGTGGGCGGTCTCGGCTTTTATTTCGGCGGTGATTTTCACTTCAACAGCTGAGAATTTGCGGGTCGGGTTTCCAAGAAGATCGGTCATTCCGGAAGTCTCCACCAGCGAACAATTTCCTCGTCGATAGGCTCGCCAAACCTGGAGTCGAACCATTTATAGCCTGTTACGGCTTTTTTCCCGGGCAGGTATTTTGCAAGGTCATATTTATGGTTGTTTTTTAAAACCAGTAAATTTTGATTTTCTGGAATTTTTTCATTAACCACAAAATCAAATTCCGGTGCAATTACTTCAATTTCGGCTTCAGGCAGAGATTCTACGCTGTGACGAAAGATGACCGATCTTACTATATTGGAAATATCTTTTCCGGTTTCAGTATCTATGATTTTTGTCCCGGCAGGAGTTCCGTCGCCGGTAATTCGCAGTTTTCTCATTGGCATTTTCCCAGGTAAAGAGTTTCGATGCGGCCGTCGCCGTTGTCTTCCTGCCCTACCGGTACGCAAAGCGGCGGCAGGCTGGGGAACATAAAGATCAGCGATGTCCCGGCGATAGCGGCCAGCACGGCGGCAAAAATGAAGGCTTTGGCTTGTTCGGTCATTGTCCAGTTTCCAGTTTCCAGTTTTTAACCCCTCACCCCGGCCCTCTCCCAAGGGGAGAGGGAGAAATTCGGGTTACTGATGTTCGAGGCGGGATTCGGTAACGAACATCCGCGCGTGATCGGTTTGCACCAGATAGGCCGGCTCGCCGCCGTGACCGGCACCGACCTTTAAACGCTGGCAGACAACGCCCTTGTAAACGCCGCTGTTCATGTAAACGTCCACAAAATCGCCGTTTCGGAACCTCGCGGTGCGGGGTTTTTGAAGTTCTTCGTTCCTGCCCTCGCCGGCGGGGAGAGGGGGGATGTTCGCGTAAGAATAAAAATCAATGATCTGTGCGCTCATGCCGGTTCTCCTGTGAAATTGTCAGCTGGCGAAAGGTCCTGAAGCCCGATTATTTTCCGGGCGCGGTCGATAGCGGCCGCTCCGTGCGAATCAACAAGCTCGTCCGGAAACCCGGCAGCGCGAAGCGTCTGCAAATCCAGATCATGGCCGTTTTTATGCTCGTCAAGCAGTCGCATGGTCAGGATCGCCGAGATCATCTTTTCCGATGCGCCGGTTTCCATTTGCTGAATTTTCGTGGAAATCTGTGTTTTCATTTTTCAACCCCTTGTTTGTGACTGGCGGCGATGCCTGCGGCGCGTCTGTTGTTTTGGCTTAAAACCGGTAACCGTCAACGCGTAAGCGGCAGTCTGACCGTCGCTGTTGCAAATCGGGGCAAAAGACTGAACGATAACTTCGCACAAGGTTTCTTCGCCGTGGGCGAATAACTTTGTCCGTGCGCCCACCAGAGAAAAAAGCTCCTCATCGACCGGTTCAGTTTGAAACCGGTCGATAGCTTTCGCCCTAATGCGATGGAAATGATCGTTTGAAAAACCGCAATACATTTTCAACCCCATTTGTTTACGAGGGTGATGTTCCCTTATTTTAGGAAAAAGATCAATACACTTTTTCCACTTTTTAGGGATTTATTTTTTAATTTTGTAAAAACCGCCGGAATACCAGGGCCAGTCAGCGGCGTACCCGCCCATAACCTGAAGGCGGGCGATGTCAAAATTGTCCAGATTGCACATTGCCACAAAGCGGGAATAACGATCGGTATCGAGAATCAGGCATTTGATTTTTTTTCCTTGAATCAGCCGCGAAAGGTGCCATTTGCTGGCGTGGCCGCCGTCCTCGTCCATTTCCGGGGCCTGAATTCCCCACAGGCGGATTCTTTTGCTGTCCAGAATAAAAGTATCGCCGTCGGTCACCGATTCGACCCGGCCGGAAATAACCTCCGGGTTTCCGGCAAAAGCCGGGACGGCGGAAAAAGCAAAGCCAAAAGCTGCAATTAAAATCAGTTTTTTCATTTTGTATTAGCGGTCATTGACCAGACAAGGGAAATAATCCAGCCCAGAACTGTCCAGCCCAGAAAAAGATTAAGCACGGTTATGGCGCTGCTGTTCAGGTGCCGTCGGCGGGCGGCAATAAGCGCAGGCAAAAAATACCCGAACAGAATTATTATTGCGTAAATAAGACCTTCAAAAAAAGCAGCGTTTAGCCATCCGGAAACAAAACCCACTAAAATAAGCAATAAAATTACGCTCAGCCAGATTAATTTGTTTGCTTTATTTAAAACTCCTTCCATCGTCATTCCTTTCGCGGCTCAAAATCCGCCCGCACCAGAGGCGCGACCAGCTTTATAACTTTTCGATCTATGGTTTCGCGGTAAGGCTGCACCGATTCGCCGGAAATTTCAAGATTTCCCGTGATAACCAGAGAATTGGCGAGCTGGTCTTCCAGCACGGCGATGCAGGCGGAACCGTCGGCGCGCTCGATAAAAATTATTCCGCCGCTGTAAAGCCGACCGTCCGGATCGAAAGTGCAGAGCTGACCCTTTAGTAACCCGCAAGAGGTCAGCGGATCGCCCGGGGCGCGCACGACTATGTGTCCGGGCCTGGCCTCCCAGCTTCGATCCGATTCGCAAAGTTCGCCGAATATTTTATTTTCAGGCGGCGCGGCGATTTCAAAAACCTGCTGGCGGTTGTCGCTAAGTCCTGAAAGTTCCGGCGGCAACGGTTCTTCGGCGGTTTCGGCAAGTTTTCTCAGATTTTCCAACTTGATTTTTGAAGTGCCATAACGAAGCAGATTGTCTACTGTGTTTTTACTAAGCCCCGAATCTACCGCCCAGGAATAAGCATTAAATTTTTGTCCTTCAGATTGCTTTTTTTCAATAATCCGGCTTACCCAATCCTGCTGTTTTTTAATATCGCTCATGTCAAAACCCTAGCAAATCCCCGATTTTTCGGGAAATCAAATAAAATGGAAATCAGGGGCTTGATATTTCCCAAAAATTAGGAAATACTTTTAGCCATGAGAACGAATGACGATACCATTGAAATGGCACGCCTTCTGGCGGGAAAGAAGTACTGGTCACGGCACCGGATTACACGAGAGGCCGGCTTGCCGAAAAACAGCCTAGAAAAACTACACGATACGCAATTCAATCCGCGCGTCAGAACCGTCGAAAAAATAAACGGGGTTCTCGACCGCGCTATTGCCGAGGGCGTTCTGCCCGCGGCGGAAATCACAAGCGCGCACGGACCGTCTGCAAACGGTTCCGCCTGCGCGCGGGGATAATTAAAACCCCGCCTTTCGGCTGCAACCGGAAAGACGGGGAAAGGCAAATAAAGGGATTAATCCCGGATATTCACCGACTCGAAGAGTCACGACTATTCATAAATCCTTTTCTTTGTCAAGAAAATAAAGCGCGGCTCTGCGGCCGCCGTCGGCACGGGTGTGAGTGCAAACGACAAGGAAAGGGGAATCCAGTGGACAGCGGACAACGTGCAACTGACAGCGAGCCGGTGAAGCTGACGGAGCGGCAGGCGCAGGTACTTGAATGTCTCAGGGCGCTGGGAAAATTAACAACTGGTAATTTGATGATTTATACCGGGTTGCCGAACGGCCCGGTCGGTTATTCGCTGGAAAAGCTGGTTCTAAATGGCTTTGCGCGGAAAATAAAAGAAGGCGGCCTGATTTTTGCCGAACCGACCGCTGCCGGGATGGCCGCGGAATATGAAATTGCCTCGCTGTGCAGGGGTCCGAAAGAAAAGGGAACGATTTCCTTTAAAAAAAGCGAGAGAGTTATCAACGAGGCCTATTCCGGGCGGCGTTATGAAGACGTTTCGCCGGGTGATGAAACAGGGCGCCAGCCATGCCGGCAGCTACGGCACTCCGGAGTTTCCAGCGCCGCGCAGGAGTGCCTCAATGGCTAAATCAGCTTGCAGTGATAAAAAACTTTACTGCTGGAGTCATCTGAGCTCTCCGGGCCCTGATTGCGGTCCGGAATGCCTGATCAGGCCCCTTTACAACGAAAAGGGATGGATGAATTCGCGGCCCTTTGTAGGGATCGCGGCGCTTTACCGCGCGGTCGAAAACGAAATGGTGGAAGCCGACTGGAACGGCGACAGCGAACTTCGGGAAATTATGGCCGGACGGCTGCGGATGTTGCGGGGAAAAATTGAGATGGGTTGCACAATTTTTGGCGCGGTCACGGCTAAACACTGGCTGGGCCGGGAACTGGAGGAAGCATGAGAGCGCACAGCGGACAGCGGGCAGCGTGCCGGGAAAAGGTCAGGGTGTTTCACGTCGATACCTGGGTTGCCGGGGTGTTGCAGGGCCGGGACAAAAAAGGCCGGCTGCGGGTTCTTCGTCTCGATGACGGAATTACCGGGCTTTACGAAGAGAATTTTGTAAGAAGGGGGCTGCATTGAGTTTCGGCGCTTTGATTGCTCATAAAAAAAAGCTGGCCGGGGATGATTTTGCCAACCCGCGGCCGGAAGGCGATTTTTATCCTACCCCGCCGGAGGCAACCGAGGCTTTTCTGCGGCGGGAGGCAAAAAAGATAAAACTGGATTTTGGCGGCGTCTGGGATCCAGCCTGCGGAGCCGGTGCGATTTCAAAAATTCTTGAATCGCACGGCTTCGAGGTTTACTCGAGCGATTTATTCGATCACGGCTTCGGAGATACCGGAATTGATTTTTTAAAGGCCGGGAAGCTGCGTGCCCCGGCGATTATCACCAATCCGCCCTATCACAAAGAATGTCCTGAAAAATTTATTGTCCAGGCGAAAAGGCTGGGCGCGCAGTATCTGGCGTTATTGCTAAAGAGCGATTACTGGAATGCCGGATGCCGGGTCAGTCTCTGGCGGCGTTATCCGCCGAGCCGGTGTTACCCGCTGGGCTGGCGGCTCGATTTTACCGGCGGCGGCGGCAGTTTTTTTAACGTGGACTGGTGGGTCTGGGACTGGCGGCGGGTGATGAACGCATCCGAGTGCCGGATTTTGCCGCCGCTTCAAAGGCCGGACAGCCCGGATTGCGGGGTGTTGTTGTGAGTTACAGCGGCCAGCAAATAGCGGACAGTTTACAGCTGACAGATTTGAACCGCGAATCCGGGGATACTCCGCTTTGGGCGGTGTTTGAATGCGCAGCAGAAGGGGGATGGTGATGGGTTTTATGACGCCTTGTTACGATTCCTGCCCCTCACCCCGACCCTCTCCCCAGGGAGAGGAAGGTTTTCCTGGTCCGCCGCACTCGAACGAGGCCGAGCAGGGGCTCCTTGGCGCGATGATGATGGATAACCGGCAGGTTCACGAAATTGCCGATTTTCTCAAGCCCGAACATTTCTTTTTTCCCGTGCACGGCCGGATTTTTACGGCGGTTCTGGAGCTTAATTCAAAAGGACAGCAGGCCGGGCCGGTTCTTTTAAAGAAATATTTTGAAAAAGAAGAAGAGCTGGAACAGGTCGGCGGAGCCGAATATCTGGTGGAGCTCGCGGCAAATGTGGTGTCGTTTATTAACTGTCCGGATTACGCCCGCACGATTTTCGATCTGCACCGGCGCAGGGAAATAATCAATGCCTGTAACGAGACATTGAGCGAAGCACGTGTTTTCGACATCGATGCGCAGGCAGAAACTGTTTTAAACGAAGCCGAGGAAAGACTTTACAGGATCGGGGAGCTGGGAAGCGCTTCCGGCGGGCCGGTTGATATGGCCGGGACGCTTCAGGATACCTTTAAATATATCGAATCCGCCCAGCGCGGAGAAATCCGCGGCGTAAGATCGGGCATTCACGCAATTGACAAGAACAATAACGGCTACATGGCCGGGCACCTGGTGATAATCGCCGCGCGGCCCTCAATGGGTAAAACCGCACTTGCCCTGACGCTGGCTCATAATGCGGCCTGCGCGAAAACGCCGTCGCTGTTTTTCTCGATGGAAATGACAAAGGAAGAGCTCGCCCAGAGGCTGCTTGCGCGCTACACCGGGATTTCTTCCGGGCAGCAGGGCCGCGAGGGCGGATTAAGCGAACAGCGCGGCGACTGGAGAGAACTGACGGCGGCGCAGCAAAAGCTGAACGGCCTGCCGCTTTTTATTGACGAAAGTTCAGGGCTTAACGTCCAGCAGGTGCGCAGCAGGGCTCTGCGGCAGAAAAGAAGGCACGGGCTCGGGTTCATAATTATCGATTATCTGGGGCTGATGAATTTGCCGGAAAAGTATAATTCCAAGGTGGATCAGCTCGGAGAAGTGACGCGCGGGCTTAAAGTCATGGCCCGGGATCTGGAAGTGCCGGTTATTTTGCTGCATCAGCTTAACCGGTCGCTCGAAGGCCGGGAAGACAAGCGCCCGCTGCTTTCCGATCTGAGGGATAGCGGCAATATCGAGCAGGACGCCGATGTTGTCCAGTTTATCTACCGCGACGAATATTACCTGGAGCGGGAAGAGCCAAAGCGCCGCGAAAAGGATACCGAAGAGAAATTTGCCGAGCGGGTGGAGAGCTGGCAGCGCCGGCTTGATGAGACCAAGGGCCGGGCGAATATCATTACGGCCAAGTGGCGGCAGGGAAAAATCGGCACCGTCCGGGTTAATTTTAACCCGGTGCGGCAGGTGTTTTTTGATGAAGAACATTAAAAGAAAGGAAAGAAGATGAAGATTAATAAATACATGGCTACGCTCGTTGCCGATATGAGTTTTCAATGCTGCAGCGGTACCGTGCAGGCGGTGATGGTCCGGCTTGTTGCGCAGATTGCGGTTAACTGCGGCGGTTATCTCAGGCATAACGGACGCGATCTTTCGGTTGACGATCTCGCCAGAATTTTGGCGTTTCCAGCCGCCACTTTGCAAGGATATCTGGAAGAGCTGGAAAGTGCAGGGCTTATAGCAAGAGACAGTCAAATCGGAGGGTGGTTTATTCCGGAGCTGGTCAGGCAGGATGAAATTTCTCAAAAACGCCGGGCGGCCGGAAAGAAAGGCGCGCAATCCACTAACGTAGTGCATCTTGCCACGGCGCTCAAAACGCGTGATTTAAGCAAGTCGCGGCATTTGCCGCGGCAAAACATGCAGCAAAATTTATTTAATAAAAATAATGATGTGGCCGACATTGAAACGGCCAGGGCAAAAAAAGAAAAAAGAACCAAAAAAGAAAAAAATAATAATATATATATATATATCTTCGATCGGAAAATTCGCATTGACGATCGGGGCAGCGAAGCCAACAAGGTTGCGTTTCCGGGAGATAACTTTACTGTTTTTGAACGGGAGTGGGATGCCATTGCCGAAGCCTTTCCGGAATTTGATTATCATGATGATTTGTACGATATGTTCGACCGGCATGATCGCTGGCTCGAGGATAAGGGAATCCGCGAGCGTAATAACTGGTTGCCGCTGCTGCTCGGGATGATGAAAAAGGCGCATGGCGGCTGGGTCCGTGCCGATGAACAACAGATTGCGGCTTAGTCAGGGAGGAGGCAAACATGAATGCACAGCTCAAGGCAATGAACAGGAAGGTCAGGCGCTCGCAGCTTTATCTGCGGCGAGCGATGCGGGAAATTGAATGTATGATACCGGCGGCTGCGAATCCTGATGATTATCTTTACGATCCGCGCTATGCCGTGCCGGTTTCAAGGCACGGGAAAAACGGGCCCGCCGTGGCAAGAAGCGATGTAAGAAAAGTTTCGATACTGGGCCCTGACGGCCAGGAGGCCAGCGTTTACCGGGTATCAGGGCCTTTGATCAGAATGTACAGGAACCGTTCGATCAATGAAGATATGCTATACGCCGGGGCTCACTTCCAGTCGCGCTTTGCCGTTGCAGGGTTCGATCAGGTCAGGACTACCAACCTCAGCGGGGCCGGCGGCGGCGGTGATTACAACATTCCGGACAGAGTGCTGCAGGCAAGGAAGGATGTCAGGTCTTACATGAACGCTTTGCTGGAGCCTTCGCCGCTTTCGGTTGCGGCATGGTGGATCGCAGGGCTGGGATGCCGGTTTGAGGATGTGGCAACGGCAAACAAGGAAAGAAATCTTTCCGGGCTCAGCGGAGGCGATTCGGCTAAATACTGGCGCGGTCAGCTGGTAGCGGCTCTGGTTGTTATGGCAGAACATCACCGCGTCAGGTTCCTTAATACCAGCCGGAAACGCAGGCGTTTCTCAGGATTTAAAAACTTTAAAGCAGATGATTTGATATGCAGTGAGCGCTGAGCTTTTGTTAATTATTTGACCGGGGCCCCGAGAATGAAGATAATTTTGTACAGGTCGAGAAGTGCGAGCGCACCGGCCACAACTTTTCAGGAAATTTTGTAATGCCTAAAAGGGCGAAAATGTTTCGGCCGCCGGGATGGCGGCCGCCTGAAGAACGCAAGCGCGAACAGGACAGGCGGCGGGGCTCTCAAAGAGAGCGGGGATATACCAGGCAATGGGCGAAAGCACGGCTCCAGTTTCTTAAAGAACATCCTTTGTGCGCGGAATGTCTGAGAAATGAACGGGTGACCGAGGCTACTGTCGTTGATCATATTACTCCGCACCGGGGCGATATGAATTTGTTCTGGAACAGAAATAACTGGCAGCCTCTTTGCGCTTCATGCCATGGCCGCAAGACTGCAAAAGAAGACGGAGGATTCGGCAACAGGGGGAGGGGGGAGTAAAATCTCTATACCCTGAAACGCTGGTAACCGCGCTTTGGGTGTTTTTTTATAGCCGCAGGTTTTGAAAAACAAAAAGTATATAAGAGTATAATAAAATCAATAGGTTATGCTGTTTAAAAACAGGAAATATTTCCTGTTTTTCCTTTTTTTTGCAGGGCGGAGCAGAGATCAGCTCGCGTGGCTCATAACCACGAGGACACAGGTTCAAATCCTGTTCCTGCAACCAAAATCTATGGAGTAAACAAATGGGAGCGAGAGGGCCGGCTGCGAAGCCGGTAAAAGAAAAACAGCTAGCCGGAAATCCGGGCAAAAGAGAAATTGACAAGAAAAGTGCGCAGGATTCAGCACCGAAATCTTTGCCTTTAAAACCTGATTTTGTTGATAAAACTGCCGCAGATATCTGGGACATTACTGTTCATCAGATGGCGAATATGGGAGTTCTCTCAACAATAGACGGCGCAATGCTGGAGATTTATTGCAATAATTTTGCAAAAATTCGCAAGCTTCAAAAGTTTTTGTTTGAAAACAACGATACTTATGAAACTAAAACGGCGACCGGGCCTATGATTAAAGTCAGGCCGGAAGTCGTAATTCTACAACGCTGCCAGCAGCAGCATCTGGCGATTGCAAACCAGTTTGGTCTTAGCCCGTCGGCGCGGACAAGGCTGCCGGACCCAAACCAGGGCGATCTTTTTAAGGATAAAAACCCGTTCGGGACTCTAAATTGAAACGATGCCGGCAAAATATCCGCATGTCATCAAGGCTGAAAAGTACGCCAGAGACGTTGTAAATGGTGAAATAGTTGCCTGCGAATGGGTTATTAAAGCCTGTCAACGGCACCTTGAAGACAAAAAAAAGGTTAAAAATCGCGGCTTTAAGTACAGATTTGACCGAAAAAAAGCTGAAAAAATCTGCAAATTTTCGGAGTTTTTTCCTCACGTAAAAGGAAAATGGGCGCGAAAAGGCGAAAAAATCGTACTTGAGCCCTGGCAGTGTTTTATTCTTTGCATGATTTTCGGCTGGGTCCGGAAAACAAACGGATTAAGACGTTTTCGCAAGGTATTGATTATGGTGCCGCGCAAAAACGGTAAAAGTTTGTTTGCGGCACTTATCGGCCTTTACATGCTGGTTGAAGATGGAGAGCATGGCGCTGAAATTTACTCCGGCGCAACCAGCGAAAAGCAAGCGTGGGAAGTGTTTCGCCCGGCAAGGTTAATGGCGCTTAAAGCGCCATATTTCAGAACGCATTACGGGCTTCAGGTTAACGCTTCGAACATTAACGTGTCTGACACTGAATCGCGTTTTGAGCCTTTAATCGGCAAGCCTGGCGACGGCTCCAGCCCGTCATGCGCAATACATGACGAGTATCACGAACATGATACCGATGAGCAGGTTGATACCATGGAAACCGGCATGGGCGCGCGCGAGCAGCCCCTGCAGTTTATAATTACTACGGCTGGTTCAAATCTCGCCGGGCCTTGTTATGCCTTGCAAAAGGATGCGGAAAAGGTTCTTAATGGCGTTTACGAAGATGATGCTTTTTTTGCAATAATTTATACAAAAGACGAAGACGATCAGTGGGACTCGATCGAAACTGCTCAGAAAGCTAATCCAAATTACGGCGTTTCGATCGACAGTGATTATTTGGAGCAGCAGTTAAAGCAGGCCCGCCACAATCCGAGAAAGCAGGCAATTTATAAAACGAAGCACCTGAATATGTGGGTCGCTTCAATGAATGCTTACTTTAACATTAACAAATGGCTAAATAACGCCGACAAAGAATGCAGAATTGAGCACTTTTATGGAATGCCCTGCACAGGCGGTCTTGATCTTGCCAGCAAAATTGATATTGCAGCGCGAAGTTTACTGTTTCCACCCTATGGCGACCGAGATTATTTCGTACATTTTGGCAAATTTTATTTGCCCGAAGCCACAGTTTATGGAGATGACACTAAACAGCATTATCAGGCCTGGGATACTGAAGGCTGGTTAACTGTAACTGACGGCGAAATTATTAATTTTGACGTTATTAAAGATGATATTGTTGAAATTGCAAGTTTAATACAGCTGGAAAATCTCGGATACGATCCGCATCAGGCTACAATGCTGGCCACGTCTTTGGGTAATGAAGGCATTCCGGTTCTTGAATACCGTCCTACAGTTCTTAATTTTAGCGAACCTATGAAACAGGTCGATGCATATATCAGATCAGGTCTTTTGAGGCACAGCGGCGATCCGGTGATGACCTGGATGATGTCAAACGTCGTCGCCAAAGAAGATAAAAAGGACAACGTTTATCCAAACAAGGAACGGCCTGAAGCAAAAATAGACGGCGCTGTTTCGTTAATTATGGCTATGGGGTTATACATGGCCGGCTACGGCATAGACAACACGTCTGTATACGAAAAAAGAGGAATTATTACGCTATGAAGCAGATATGGAATGTTTTACCAGGGGTAAACTGGAAAGCTTTTATTAAAGAAAGATTTGAGGAATTACTTGTTTTTGGCGGTCTTGCAAGTGTTTGTTATGGAGTGTCGCTGTTTAGCGTGCCTTCTGCCTGGATAGTGGGCGGCGGAGTGCTTTTTGCTCTTGGTCTAATCCACGCCAAAGGCTGATATTTATGGGTCTTGTCCCGAAAGTACAGTTCCGGTCGGAAAAGGTCGATCCGGTGCATCCTAAAGATACTGCGCTGATTAAAATGTTCGGGCTAAATCGCTCGAATTTCGGTGTAAATGTCGATTCAGACAACGCACTTGAAGTTGTCGCGGTTATGGCCTGCGTAAAGGTTATTGCCGAAACCATGGCAAGCCTTCCTTTTGTGCTTTACCGCCGGCGCGCGGATGGCGGCAAGGACAAAGCCCGTGATCATTATCTTTTTGAGCTTTTGCGCTACCAACCCAACCGCTGGCAGTCATGGTTT